AATCTTCCTTTTTAGGTTTTGAGGGCTGCCTTTTATTGACAACCCTCACAGTACCTAGAACTGTTATCTTTATTTATTCAGATTAAATCAGTATATATTCTATAACACAACTCCACCTACCAGCATCAAAGTTGCTCGCATGATTTATAGCTGTGTTAGTACACATATACATATGATTAGTAGCTGCTGGAAGCACAATATGAGGTGCTGTCCACTCTGCATTATTCGCATTATTAAAGTCGATTTTATCTGCTTCAGTAGCTGTAGTTGCTAAATCGTATCCTTCTGGAGACAACTGTGTTGCACCAGCTCCAAACAATTCAACTCCACCAGTAACAGCTCCATTAACTGCTTCATTAGCAGCCGTACCCGCTTTGACATTTCCAGTCATAGCCGTTCCGGTTGCTGTTTTGCAAACAAATAGAACTTTAGTAACAACTATCTTTATAGCATCATTATAACCATCAGGAACACTTGTATCAAGCTCTCCCATGTATTGTATAATATCACCATCAGAATATGCGGTTGTTGCAGAGTCAAGTCTCGCTTCAATGCAATCACCAGCGAAGCTTAATACCTTCTTGACTCCGCCAAGCTCTTGAACAAACTGTGATCCAAAACTACTACTATTTTTATTTAGACTGTCTGATCTCATTTTACACTCCCTCTAATTGGATTAATGCATGAGACTCAGGAAGAGTTACTTCAAGGCCAGCTTCTGTTAAGATCATATCTTTCCTTAGATCTTCGTCAGCAGCCTGTACGTTAGTCATCACTTGAGTATCACGATTAATACCGTTACCAATTAATGGACGGTAAGCTAATTGAGTCATGTCAGCCATTAACATAAACCCTGATGCAATTCCCCTAAACAACGGTTCCTTAACAAGGTTTAATGTACCATGAATAGTATCAATAACCATAACAGAATGGCCAAATGCTCCATTTCTGGTAGTCATATCCACTCTATAATTGTTACTACTATGGCCCATAGATGAATCAAGAAATTTACCATCACCTAACTTATTAAAGAATGTAATTACTGGTAAACTACATAGCACTAACTTTTCTGACATTCCGCCTCTAGCTGGATCAAAAATAACCTCAAGATCACTAAGTAATCTATCATATGTTAGTTCTGACTGAGCAAGACTTCTATAGTAGGCACTTCCAGATGAATAGCTAAGATCTGTACCAGCAGTATTAGGAGATACATTTTTAACAATGTGACCAACTAAACCTTCAGTGTACTGAATACCACCTACACGAGCTTTTTGACCGAAAAGCATTGCTCTTTCAATGTCAATTTTGTGCTCACGTAGTTTAGTAGCCCAGATACGATTCCACTCTTCAGCATACCCACGATAGCGAGTTGCATAAGCAGTGTTAGTCATCTCTGCTGCTGTTTTAAAGATCTGAGTATACCCAAAATCATCTTCTAACTCAGAAGAGAATACATCAGGTGCTCCTGAACCCTCTTCAAAAGAAGATCCTATTATTTGAGCTACGTCATCATTAGCGATGACATTACTGTCAGTTACAGCAGAAACGTCAATTACCTTTCCAGTAAACGTGGATTGGTTGTTTGTTGAATCGTGTGCAACTGCAGAATCTACCCTTACCAACGCTTGCCCATATCCATCTGTATCGTCTTTCGTACCAACAGCTAAAACCATACCTTTTATAAGGTACTCAACAGCAGCACCGGCAGCAGTATCAACAGTAAATGAATATGAAGAGCCTGCGGAAACCGTGCCAACTGCTCCCTTAATTTTAAGAGAACGGTCTGTAAAGCTAATGCGATTACGATTTTCCAAATAACGGAACACGGGGTCATCGGTAGGTGACTTAGCGACCTGATTTAAGTAGACGAAGAATGGTGATTCTTCAGGGACTAATTCAGCAACCCTGTCACCAAAATTAAATATCCGTCTTCTATCCGGTCTTTGACCTACACTAGCATCGGAAGTAGTAGCAGTTATATCACTGGACTTTAATGTTCCAGTATTAAACGATATTGCCATTTTTATTTCCTTTGTGTTTTTTTGTTATTATTAATTACGGCAACCTTCCAGCACCACTCGTATTAATTATAGAGTCAAACATTTTGTTAGCATCACTCTTAACTGATCCTTGTGGTTGCCCTTGAAGAACTCCTGCTGTGCGAGGAGCTTGCTTTGCAGCATTTACCGCTTCCATTGTATCATTGTTTGCAACAGACTGCCCTCTTTGCATCTGCCAAAGTTTGACTAGGTTGTTTAAACCTACTCGCTCTTTTGGTTGTGTCGTGAACTGTAAAAAATCATTTATATCATTATCTGACATTTTATGAGTTCCTCTTAGTTCATTCACAGTATTTTGCATTTGCATTTGTTGTTGCATCTGTTGCTGTTGTTGGGATAATGCAGAATTCAATCGCTGCTGTACCAAGTTTTCTATCTTTGTATTCACATATCGTCCTGACTCTGAATTTTCATCTGTAAATGCATCCCATGGATTGAAATCGTCCTTACCTACATTAGGCTCTGCCTGCTTTTGTTGTTGATTTCCGGCAATACCATCTTCAAGTACTTTCACTAAGTCTGGTCTCTGCTCAAGTAGTTGTAGAATCTGAGCACCTTGTTGCAACTTTGCATTCTCGGCTTGAGCACGATCATACATTGATTGAAACTTTTTTGACTCAGCTTCATAATCTACAGAAGTAGACTGTTCTTGTGTTGGTTCTTGATCCACAGCAGCGGCTTCTGGGCCTGCTTGCTGACTGATGATATCCTCTTCAAACGCACTATTAGCAGCGGGCTGTTCGATAGGGACATTCACTTCCTGTTGTTCTGTTGTAGACATAAACTCTCCTTTAGATGTCTCTTGCTAGGCCTTCGGAGCGGAACCAGCTTTTCTCTCAAGATCCTTGAGATTGTTTGCTAATTTCTCCACCTCGAGCTTCACCTCGTTTTCTAGTTTACTACGTTGCACCCTTCTATCTGCTTTTGACTCAGAGGAAACTTCAGAAAGTCTAGATTTAAACTTCTCAACTTCCACTCTTTTTCTATCACTAACAGATTCTCTTTGTGCTGTCTGCAAGTCACCTTGCAAATTCTTTATCTGAGCTTCTAATGCTTGTATCTGTTGACTCATTAATTGTTTTTCTTCAGTACGTCTCATAATACCTTCTTTATCAAATAGCTCTGGATTTTTCTTTAACACCTCATAACGATCAACAATTCCTAATTGAAATGCTTCTAAGTACACTGCTAACTCAGCATACTTACTAGAAGGCATCGTTGATCCGGGCTCAATTCTTACATCGTGTTTATCTAACATATGTCTTTCTTTTTTTAAATCTAATACTGCTTGACTGACATCTGTATAAAAATTAGCCATAACCTCTGTAATATTATTATTTGGTTGAGCTAATCTAAAAATCTTTTTATAAGTGTAATGACCTTTTGATAAATTATAAAGGACTTTACCTAACTTGTTAATACTAAACTCAATATCTCTTAATTTAGATTTTGGTCTTTCACTTCCAAGGGCAATCATACGCTCTGTTGCTCTCACTGTATCTGGAGCTTTATCAGCAAAGCCATGCATCATTTCTGGCAATCCAAATATAAAATCTATATAAAACTCTGACTGTTGTATTAGTCGATAAAACTCACCAGCTAATGGTTGAGGAGCAGGATAGTGTGGCTCTCCTTGTGAAGAATCGACTTCAATGACTGCATTTGGATTTGCCCAGTCTTTTTCTAGCTGAGATAAATCCTCAACACTACCCAAAGGAACCAACAGTTTTAATCCAGCAGAAGCTTGAGCGTGTGACAAAGCCAATGACCATAGCTTATTTAGGAGTCTTTGCATTGGTCTGGCTCTAGAAACATCGCTCTTTGGATAAGGTGTTCCTGTCCAAATATTCGGTAAAGGTACAATAGGATATTCATCAGTATTTAGTATCTGTTCATATAGCACAACTTCTCCCATAGATGCACAAACCTTTACCCTTGTTTGTAATACTTCTATCGCTGTATAAGCTTGTATCTCAAATGCTTCTACGTTTTCCCTGTAGAAAACAGCGTATTCTTCTTGAGATAATATATCTTCTTCTTGAGTCTTACGATTAATCACCCTGTAAAAAGGAACTTTTACTTTATAAAATCTTTCTAATACCTGATATTTCTTAGATTCAAAGTAATCTTTATCCTTAACATCAGCAGGTGTAAATACCTTCATACTGTTTCTATTTTGAGAAGAAGGATAGTCTTCTTCATCGTAGGTAAACCCTGATATGTCGTGGATAAGACCTTTTATCTCCTCTCCGGTAATTGGATCAACACGATCTCCTAATTCAGGGTAGAGGTTGACGGCTTGTTCTCCCGTGAGGATGGTGGAAAGGATAAGACCATCTGAGTCGCTAAACCATCTATTTCTAGAACTAGGGGATGCATAAACCCTAAAAGGATCTATATAAGTGAACCTGACATCACCTCTACCAAAATCTGACTCTCTATCAATATAAGCATATAAATAACCCATACCTGTTGTTGCATAATCTTGTATGGCTTGTTTCATTTGCCAATCACCATCTGATGTTTCCCATATATAATTCATAATACTACGCCACAACGTAGCGACTTGCACATCAGAATCTTCTCTAGGGGTGATTGTAAATGCAGGAGGTCTGGAAGTTAAAACAGCTTTAAATTTTTCAATAGCAGATGAAACACGATCCATTGGTATATCTGCTTGATTTCTAGAAGCAAGCTCATCGGATTCATCTTGGGTAAAATGATTGCCCAAATAAAAGTCAATATCTCTACGAGCTTCCGTATCCCAGTCAGATCGAGCATCTCTCCACTGCCTGTAAAGCTCATCGTTGTATAAAGCTCTTTTATCTTGTTCCATATTACTTAAGAATTTCGTTAAAATCAGGGCCTATCCCTTGCATAACAGCAGGAGCACCTCTTCTCATAACCTCTAAGTTTATGAGATTCCTCAAATCTCTTACCCTCATTGAGTCTGCCATTTGATTATTTGGCATAGGTGGTGCTTGACTTTCTACTTTTTCTAAATTATTAAGTAATCCCATTAATGCTAATGTTTTTACTGCTTTATTTTCAATGTCTTGATTTATACTGTCTTGTAACATCATAGCATCATTTCTAATAGCTCCTAAAACACTACCCCTATAAACATTAGGATTGGCCATTCTTTGATCAATACTTTGTTCTAATTGACGATTTTGCTCATCAGCAAACATCTGTGGGTCTGGAAATGGCCCTATCATACCACCATCTTGCATACCCATCATCTTTTTCTTCATAGCCATACCACCGCCCATCATACCCATAAGTGAATCGTCTACCATGCCACCCATCTGCATATAGCCCATGCGATTTCTAACCATCTCTGGTAACTTGCCTAGACCGGGGTTGTCTTTTGGTACTGGCTTTAGTTGTCCACCTTTTTCCATCATCATCATCTTGTCTTTGACCATACCACCGTGTCCGTAGTTCATCATTTTATTCTTAACCATACCACCATGACCATATCCCATCATTTTCTTTTTTACCATACCGCCATGTCCATACTGATTCATTACCATTCCACCACCAGCATAAGCATCAACCATGCCGCCTGTACCCATTGGTTTAGGCCCAGCGTTTACCATGCCACCACCATACATTCCTTTCATGTTTGCTGTCGTAGCCATTTCAATTAGTTTATCAATATTAGAATGCCCACCTTTCTCTGGCATATTATTAATCATGTTCAACATAGGGACTCCTACCATATCAACGGCTTCTTTGCGAATAACAAACTCACCGGGGGTTAAAATTGTTTTTACTGTATCTGTTGTACCGGGCATTACTCTTTTATCTCAAAGTGAGGAAAGTCATCAAAGCGGTTATCTTTAACTTCCCACCTTCCTTTTTCTTCGTACATATCCCAATTACCACCCCATCTTAACTTAATACCCATACCACGGGCAATACCAAGAACGAAGCCAGCAAAAAGTGTTTGACGTTCTCTATCCTCCCAATCGACAGGATAAGGGGTAACGTCAACGGCTTTAGAAGGGCTAGCATTATGGCGACCATTAGGATACTTAACCTTAGTACGACCTTTATTAAATAAATCATTTTGTCTTTCCTTTCCTCTATGCCCCTCTAAAATACTACAATCAACGTACTTAATTACTTCATTAAATACATCTTGTAGCTTTTGATCGCAAGTAGCGAGTCTTGATTTTGATCGATTAGAGTATCTAGGCATAATTGTATTTAGCTATGTTATGTTAAACATAAAATATGACAAGTACAATAATTATTTAGAATCTTGCCCCACTCATCCAGTTGTAGGCTCTTCTAGTTATCTTACGAATAGGTTGATCAGCCTCTGCTTCAAGTGATTCTAGTTTTGTTGAGGCACTCTTTGGTGGTTTAGCAAAGTAGTCTGCATAGTATAAAGCATCCATAACATCGTCGTTTCTTGGTTTAGGATGTTCAAAGAACTCATCAACCAGTTCTGTCATCTCTCTTTGGATGTAAAGTTTCTTAGAATTAACAATTGGGCCTAGTGTTGTTTCTAGTCTATCTTGTTTTTTAATTCTATTTGGTGGTTTTACTCCCTTAAAGATTCCGGGTAGTAATCTTTTTTCAGATGCAGACAATCTGGTTACCATATCTCTTACCATTTCCTGTGCAGCTACCGTTTCAATCGTCACTCGTCTTACCGGAGTGTACTTATTAGCCAAGGAGATTATTTGTTTGGGAACGTCAAACGTAGGGATTCTCTCTCTAAAGTACTCTAATACATACCGATTTTTGTTAGAGTCTATGCCCATAACTAAGATCACTTGATAATCTGAGTTTTCAGAAGCAGTAGCTGCTAGGTCAACACCAATGTAAATATTGATAGGGATTGCATTATCCCCTTCTATTAAATAATTAAACTTTCCTTTATTCTCAACCCTCCCTTTGTAATACTGTATTCGATCTATCTTAAACGATGCATTGGTAATATCTCTCGCATCATTCATATACTCCTGTGCAAACTTATTAACCAGTCCTGCTTCGATAAACTCTCTTTTCTTTCCTTCTAGCTTTTTCATAGAGAATTGTTCTGGCCATATAGACTGATTATTTTCAATAGCCCTATGAAAGACAACGCTCCAAGGATACTTTCTATTTTCTTCTTTTGCTTTGTTGTAACCATCTACAACCATTTGCAAGAAACTATCAAAGTGTACAATCGTTCCAGACAGCCATATCCACCCCTCTTTGCCCGGAGTTTCCTCTAAGGCAGGGTACACTGTGGATACGATCCATTTCTTAATATCTGCACGCCTTTCTGGCGTTTTAGTATTTAGCTCTGATTCAAAGTCATCAAGGACAATACCTGTGTAACGAACATCCACCTCAGCACGACCTCTTAAACGCTGTGAAGTTCCCTTCGCTATCAAACGATCCCCTTTAGGGGTTACAATATCTTTTTCAGTCCAACGCTTTCCTGCTGCACCTCCATCTAAATTACCAAAATAGTACTTTAGTCTTTTGTTCATTTCAAAATGATTTCGCAAATACTTTAAATGATCAATAGACTGACTCTGTTCTTCTGATACCCATGCAATAAAGTGCTGCTCATCTTCTCTAGCAAAGACCAGTTTATGCATAATCGCTGCTTTTGAAAGTATAGACTTGCCAAAACCTCTAGGCATGATAATGCAAGTACGACTTCCTGCTTTT